TTATCCCACTCGCCATTGATTTTGTTCAGAGCGACGTTGAGCGCTTTCTCTTTTTCCCCGCTCATTTCCACGACGACGCATTCGACCTCGGTCACGCCGGTGTCGATCAGCACCTTCAATCGCTGGTGTCCGCCGACAACGTGGCCGGTAGTTTTGTTCCAGATGACCGGCTCCACATACCCGAACTCCGACAGCGATCGCTTCAGCTTCTCATATTCGGGATCGCCGGGTTTGAGGTCTTTACGCGGATTGTAATCCGCCGGGACAAGCTTATCGACCGGCAGTGTTTGAATGACCATGCTGAGCTCCTTTTGATGCAATTTTTCTCAAGCCCGCCTGCGCCGCCAGGAGGTTTCCCGCGAGCGCCTGCCCGCGCAGCGTCTTTCGCTGCTGACTCGTCAGGCGGTGGTACTTGAGAGCGCTAATGAACGCTTGTATTTCATCCATGATTATTCCCCTTGCGTGCGGACAGCAGCCGTTCCATGACGTCATCCTGCGGATTCGCGCCAGTATAATCAGCGGCGCAGTTTTCCCTGACTATCTGGTAAATCTCAAACCAGAGCCGGTTTGTCTGTGCCATGTAGTTTTGACTCATAGCCACGTAGGGTGATTGGATCGCGCTTCCGGTCGTCGGATGCTTTGCTAAGAACCCGTATTCTGTAATCGCTATTTCACACTGAATCCAGCGCGCCGCGCTCATGGCATACCGCTCGAGCACCTGAGGGGAAACAATCTTCGCACATCCACGCTGTTCCAGCCAGGCCCAGGTCCGCTCGTAGATCGTTGCGGCAACGAGCGGCTTGCCGTCCTTCTGAACGGCGGACAACATCTCCCGCGGTTGCGGCATGGGCAGTCCTTGCAAATCAGCAGATGCTTTGAACTCGATCACCTGCAATTGCCGCTTGCCGGGGTTGCCGTCAAGCATCTTATCCGCGAGTGGCTTTTTCTTCTGTCCCGACCCGGGGCGAGACCCTCCGTGACCATTTGGCATTTGAGTTTCCTCCCCTAAAAAATAGAGGCCTATTCGACCTCTTGAAACCGCGAAAGTTTGTACGCGACCCGACCGCGTTGAACAAAGAGCAAAGTTGTAGCGATTCATATACCCCACGGGGTAGTTGAACGTGCTAATGATGATTTGTATTGTTGCTGCCGATCGTGATACGAGAGTGGCAGCTCTTGCATAGCGCCATCAGGTTGCCATCACCGTGCGTACCGCCATCAGCCAACGGCAGGATGTGATGTACTTCCTCGGCAGGCGTCAGTCTGTTCTCTATCACACACTGCTCGCAAAGGGGGTGCGCTTGGATATAATGCGCACGGATCTTCTTCCATTCGCGGCCGTAACGTTTGTTGGTGTCAGGATCACGCAGGTATCGGTTGTACTGATGCTCCGCAACCTGCCTGTGCTCGTCGCAATACCGACCGTCGGTCAACCTTCCGCAGCCGGGATAGGAACAGGGTCGTTTGGGTTTGTAGGGCATCTTGTTCCTCCTGGGCACAGAAAAAGGCCCTCGCGTTTTCGCGAAGGCCCTCGATCCATCTTTTGCAATTGTATTATCTCACAATGGGCAGCATGACAAATAGTGACATTTAGTGACAAGTTTTCGGAACCTTGATACTTTCCACTGCTTCATCGTGCAATCGGTATACGTGGCGCAAATTGTAGCCCATCGCCACGGCAATCTGCTCCCATGTCTTGAAGCAAAGATACCGCAATTCCAGAAGCGTCTGGTACTCCGTGTTCTGCACCGCTTTGATGATGCTAACCATGTCACGCTTCAGGTCAACAAGCTGGCCAATATCACCATCGATCTCCGTTTGCAGATCAACGATTTTTCCAACGGCCTCTTCCATCATAGAGGTGGAGTGACTTGGGGCTTTCGGCATCCCTGTGATGGTCGAGGTGCATTTAGCAGCCAGCTCATTTAACGATCGTATTTGTTCTAACTTGGAATTGATGCGCTGGTCAAGGCGATAAGCCTGTCCAAGATATTCTTTTGCAGTCATACTAGCGCCTCCTGCTTCAGCCTTCCGATCAACAGCTCAGGATCAAGATTCGTTAGGACACCGAACCAGCCGGAGCGGAAGAAATGTTCAAGGTCATCTTTGCTCCGCTGATAGCAATCCTTTGCAGAGTGCGAAGCAGCCCTAGCAAGCACTTCGCGATAGTCCTTCACCGCTTGAAGGATAATGGCATTTGCAAGACTCTCATAGGGTTCCATAATCTGTACCTCCGATTATTTTTTATTCCCTCGGATTGGCACGGATTGTCGTATTTTGTCGTAGTTTGTCTCAGATTTTCAGCTCGGCCTTCACCGCCGCAATCAACGCTGACTGCGTACGATCTTTGGCAGAAAGTGCGCTTAATATTCGTTCATCGATGGTTCCATTTGCTATGATGTGCTGAACCACAACCGTTTCGGCGCTCTGCCCCTGTCGCCATAAACGGGCGTTGGTCTGCTGATAGAGTTCCAAAGACCAGGTCAACCCAAACCATATGATTGCAGAGCCGCCGCTTTGCAGATTCAGGCCATGTCCGGCAGAGGCGGGATGTACCAATGCCACAGGCAGCTCGCCGGCGTTCCACCTTCGGATACTTTCCGGAGTGTCGATCTGCGAAAACGGAATGTGGAGCTTATTGAGCCGCTCGGAGATCCGGGCCAAGTCGTGCCGAAACCAGTACGCCACAAGGACTGATTTCCCATTTGCCGCTTCGATCAGATCCTCTAGTGCGTCCAACTTTCGGTCATGTATTGCAATTGCATCTCCGTCATCGGTGTAGATTGCGCCATTTGCCATTTGGCAAAGTTTGCCTGATAACGACGCAGCGTTTGCAGCAGTGATTTCGCCGTCCGGAATTTGAAGCACGAGTCTGCTTTTTAGATCGTTGTAGCGCTGAAGCTCTTCCTCTGAAAGCTTCACTTCATATTCGCGGCTGATCAGCTCCGGCATGTTCAGATGGTCGGTCGCCTTCATACTGATCGTAATGTCGGCGATTTTGTCATAGATCCGCTTTTCGGCATCTGGCAACGGTTTGTAGCTGAAGATCACTTGACCGTTGCGTTTATCTGGGACAAAGTAGTCGTTGCGGTACTGCCCGATAAATCGGCCGAGCCGCCGGCCCATATCCAAGAGCCGATATTCCGCCCATAAGTCCATCAGGCCGTTGCTTGTCGGGGTACCCGTCAGCCCTACCATCCGTTTGACCTTTGGGCGCACCTTCATCAGCGACCGGAACCGTTTTGTCTGGTGGTTTTTAAAGGAAGACAGTTCGTCAATGACAACCATATCGTAGTCAAACGGTAGACGGCTCTCCTCAATCAACCACTGGATGTTTTCGCGGTTCAGGATATATACATCGGCTTTTGCGCGCAAGGCAGCAAGTCTCTCACGTTCTGATCCTACCGCCACCGAAATCCGTAGCCCTTGCAGATGTGCCCACTTTTCCGCTTCCTGCCTCCAGACGTTGGTGCAGACTCGAAGGGGAGCGATGACCAGCACCTTACCCACATCGAAGTAATCGAACATTAGATCAGAGATGGCTGTCAGCGTGATTATTGTCTTGCCAAGGCCCATGCTAAGGAGGATCGCGCTGATCGGATGTTCTTCAATAAAACCCGTGGCATATCTCTGATAGTCATGGGGCACATAATGCATCTAGTATTCCTCCAATTTGGTCGACGGTGTCCAGCACATATACTTTGAATCCCAGCAACCGCAGCATCCGGTGTCTGGCTTCCTGCAAAGGTCGCGGCGCCTTACCAGGAGCCTTGACCTCTACAAATCCCATGCGGCCACCAGGCAGAAGTACGATGCGGTCCGGCATACCGTCAAAACCAGGGCTCATGAACTTCGGCGCGATGCCTCCCATGTCTTTTATGGCTAAAATGAGCTTTTTTTCGATTGTTTTTTCTCTCATTTGCACTCCATTTCCGGTACAAGTGGCACAACGCCACAACTTTTTCCCTATATATATACGCGCGGGTGTAGGTACAGGCTCCCATTCTCTTAATGTAAAAAAAGGCATTTCTAATATAAGGGAAAAAGTTGTGGTTGTTCGTTCCATCAGATTCGCGTATAGAGCCGCTGCTTCCCGTATATGGGTTGCCGCTGCGTCGTTTTGGTTCTTTCCCAGCCGGGAACCTGGGTCATGAGCGCCGCTATCGCGTAGCTGTCGGTTGGTTTCAAATCTTGCAAACTTCTGCCAAAGCACTCACACCAAATTTCCGCGTTGCTGACAGAGCTTCGTTTGATCGTACCCTTGGTTACCCGCGAGCTGTTCGTGTCGGACAGATATTCACGACGGGAGTAAATATCCATCTTGTCCCAGTTCTCCGGGAGCAGGGCTGTCAGGTATTCCTCAACCATGCCGATACGTTCGTCTACCTCCATAGCGCCGCGCTGTGCTTCCTCAGCAGCATCGAGAAGATCACCCTCCAAGTACAGCGTCTCGCCAGACTCGTAGATGGCTTTTGCCTCAGCCCAGAACTGATCGCGGAAACGCTGATCAAAACGCCATTTCTGCTTTTGTTTTTGCTGATGCAGCTTGATCACCCAGAATCGTCGGTTGCC